TGAGATAATCACAAACTGATAAGTTGCCTTAGGACGGTCCTCCAGAGCTTCTAGAGATGGAGCAATATAATCCTCATTAGCCAGCAATATCTTATACTTTATATAATCTTCTGGATTACTCAAATCAAGGAAGTTATCCTGCTTGTAGAGTCTGACTTTACCCATTCCATAGGGATTGTTGTCACTCCAGAAGTTATCTGTCTTTCTATATACACTAAGAGCGTTGTATTCCAATCCCATTACTTCCTCCAAGAATGCCTTCTCATTATTGGTAAGTACATTCTTGAATGCTCCAGTACTTTGGAGTCTAGGAACTACAAACTCTCTAAATGCTCTCTCTGACATACCTCCACCAAGTACATGGTTTTCATCTCTAACCAGTGCGTTAGGACTTGGTACAAACCTTACAATTACCCTTTCATTGCGTAAACAATTTACAGGTCCTTTAGCTTCTTGTACTTTAGGCTCACTTTGCACTTCACTCATTGAAGGTACATCTTCTTCTACTCTTTTCTTGTATGCCATTTTTACTTCTCCTTTATTTATTTTCTACTCTTTTTATTTTATAAGGGGTTGGCAGGAGGGGACCCTTCCCCTCACTGCCTTTCCTTTTATATTTTATATGTTTATCCCTGAAGGATAGAAGGAATAATACTCATGGTTCTGGTGGGATCAAGTACACAGATACCAGTGGTGGTCATCTTGTGAACTGTAGCAGAATCCTCATCGTGACTCATGAAGTCATTACCAATCTTACCAGTGTAGGGATTGCGAAGACCCCATTCATAAGAGGTCATATCACCTTCCTGACCCTTGACAGCTACCTTGAAGATGTTGGGCTGATTCATAGAACCAATGTCAAAGATATCATATCTGTAAGAATAAGCAGGACCTCCCAGAGGATGCATAATCTTATTACGGATAGGATCATCATACATTGGATCAACATTGACCTTCAGCTTAACACCATTGGGAGCCAAGAACTCTGTGAACTGGAAGCCAGCTGCAAGAGCATTCTCATGGAGAGGAGAGGTAGTTCTCTTAACCATGCCCAAATTGTCAGCATTAACCTGAATGGGTTGCCAACCACTTACAGTATCAAGAACAGCCTTGTGGAACTGAGCAGCACCTCTTTCACCAGTATTCAGAACAAATGTACGTTCCTTCATGCTGAGATTAGCAGCACTGAGTTCATAGAGAGCATTCTCAATAGCCTTCAGAGAGAAGTCATTGTAGAAAGAAGTGTTGTTAACTTCCATCTGCTGGAAGAGACCTGCACCCATTCTGATAACTTCACCACTCTTACCAATGTCAAGATACTCACCATACTTGTTGCGGTTGCTGCGACCATAAGCCAAGAGCTTATTCTTTGCATCATCCCACTGCTCTTCAAGTACCCACTGCTCATAGTGCATCCAGAGGTCAACATTCTTAACAGTGTAGCTGTTGTTAGCTGTTGGAACTTCTACAGGAATACCAAAAGCAATCTTCTTGTTGATGAGAGCACCAGATACCTTGTGCTGCATACGAATGGTAGAGAACTCATTGCGCATTGCAATGGGGCTGGAGAACATAATGTCATCAACCTTACGAGAGAATTCTCTTTCTACAGGAGCATATTCCTTAGAGAATCTCTTACCGGGCTGAAGCTGTTCAATAGGCATACCAGTGGTAACACCACCAGTAACAACTACCTTATAACGTACATTAGTACCTTCACGATAGCCATCACCCAGAATTCTCAGAGGATAGATTTCATTCAGTTCACCAACGATGATTGCACCATCAGCAAACAAATCCTCATCAAATACTACATAGAAAGGTTCACCATTAGCACCAAGAACAGTTACGTTCTGTCCAGGAGCTTCATTAGCAATAGTACGAGCTTCCACAAGAGGAAGATTCTTGACCATGCTACCCATTACCTTCCAGGTGTACTCCTCATTACTCTCAAATGTCTTAGTAGGATACTGAGACAGGAATGTGTTAAGTGTCCTTCTGTAACGATAAGCCAACAGCTGAACCATCAAGTTATCCAGTTCCTGAGGCTTGTTAAGAAAAGCACTGTTCAGGTGATTGAGCTTACTGGTTTTTGCCCAGCTCTCAAACTCCATACTTTGAAACTTACCAAGTTTTCCCATTTAATTTAAAATTAAACCATTAAACAATCTTTTACTTTTAACTTCAATATCTTGGTTAGAGAGCTAGTCTGAAATTACCACCCATGAATGATTCAGGATCTTCATTTACACCTGTAACCATTTTAAGACTACCATCGGAATTCCTTCTGGTATTGTTTAGTGTCTTCTCTAACTCTCTAATTCCTTTCTTCACTTCTTTAGCAACTTTACCTTTAGTAAAAGAATCAAAGTCCTTAAAACCATTGGTCAGAGTGTAGAAGAGTCCTACATA